CATGCTCTTGACGGACCCGCCGTACGGCGTGAGTTATACCGGGGGCACAAAAGATGCAATGACGATTGAAAACGACGACATCACAGGCGAAGAGCTTCGGAAATTTCTAAGTGCAGCGTTTGTTGCAGCTGACAAGCATATGAATCAGGGAGCTAGCTTCTACATTTGGCACGCGGATAGCGAGGGGTCTGGTTTTCGTAATGCTTGTCTTGATATTGGCTGGCAAATTCGTCAATGCTTGATATGGATAAAAGATTCAATGGTTCTTGGAAGGCAAGATTATCAATGGAAGCATGAGCCCTGCTTGTATGGGTGGAAGGGTGGATCTGGCCATCAGTTCCTGGCCAACCGCAAGCAAACCACTGTTCAAAAGAGCCATGCTCGATGGAAGATCAATCCTGTCAAAGACGGAGTAAACATTACTATTGACGGAGAAACATATTTGATCAGCGGCCAGAACCTAAGGGTCAAAAGAGTCGATACCACACTGCTTGAGTTTGATCGGCCGATTGCAAGTCGTGACCACCCCACAATGAAACCTGTCGCTCTATTTGAGTATCAAATCATCAACAGTGCTCGCAAGGGGCAAATTGTGCTCGACCTGTTTGGTGGTTCAGGGACAACGGCGATCGCCTGCGAGAGAACAGGTCGGCAGGCCCGACTTGTAGAACTTGACCCAAAATATGCAGATGTCATTCGAAGAAGGTGGGCTGAGTACGTTTACGGAGAAGACTGTGATTGGGTCGCCATGACTCCAGAAATCCAAATCACAAAGGATGGTCAATGAGTTCGGATAATCACGACAAGATCACCCTGCTGCTTGTTGGGGGGCTTCCTGATGACGTTGCTATCCAGGCCGCGGTAAGCAAACTTGGCATGAATCGGAGAGACGCCAAAAAGGGCGTCGAAAAAGCCCGGAAGGCGATCGGTTTTGCCGCGACAATCGACCGCGATCAAGAAACGGGGTCGGCAATACTACGCTGCAGAGATTTATATCAACGTGCTATACAAAACTCAGACTATAAAACCGCGTTAGCAGCTCAGAAAGAGCTCAACAACATCATGGGGCTATATCACCGTGGCGACCCCATTAAATTATCCGACGACGAGCATCTCGCAGCCGAAGCATCGGAAGCTATAAGCCAACTCCAAAAAGTACGCAGCCACTTAGAACCGTTGGGGCTCGCGCCAGACGGATACCCGATAGTAGAGATAGCTCGCATTGCAGCCGAAATCATTCGGGAAAAACATGCCGACGCTTGACTATGAAATTCAAAAGGATCGAGCCAGGCAGCGAGCCGCGAGGATTAGCGCGGCCGGTCGTGACATTGGCAGCATCCCGCCCGTCGTAAACAGCAAGCGCAAAGCTGAGTGCCGCCGTAGCTTTCGCAAGTTCTGCGAACAATACTTTCCCGATATTTTCGATCTTGCTTGGAGTAAAGATCACCTCGACGTCATCAAGTACATCGAAACAGCGGTCTTGGAAGGCGACCTGTTGGCGGTCGCTATGCCACGCGCCAGCGGAAAATCGACACTTTGCGAAGCCGCCGTCATGTGGGCGAATCTCTATGGCCACCGAAATTATGTGTTTCTCATCGGAGCAGCCAACCTGCCCGCGATCGAAATGCTGGAAAACATCAAAATCCAGCTAAGCGAAAACGATCTACTACTCGAAGACTTCCCTGAAGCTTGCTATCCCATCCGGAAGCTTGACAACGAAACGCGCAAAGCTATTGGCCAAACTCACCATGGCAGGCCGACGCACATCACTTGGGCGGGGGATAAAATCAGCCTACCGACCATTCCAGGCTCGAGGGCCAGTGGAGCGACCGTGAAAGTTGCGGGCTTGACTGGCAATCTTCGCGGAGCTGTTGTCAACACTCATGATGGCCGACGAATCCGTCCGGACTTTGTGATTATCGACGACCCGCAGACCGACGAAAGCGCGCACTCGCCAAGTCAGTGCGAAAAACGTGAGCGAATTTTATCTGGAGCAGTACTCGGTTTGGCTGGTCCGGGCAAGAGTATTGCAGGGATTATGCCATGCACTGTGATCAGGCAAGGAGACATGGCCGACAATATTCTCGACCCCAAGAAATACCCAGAATGGAAAGGCAGGCGCACCAAGCTCATCTACAAATGGCCTGAAAATCAAAAGCTCTGGGATCAGTATGAAATCATTAGGCGAGATGAGGGCAAAGATGCTTCCACTGAGTTTTATCAAGCCAACAGAAAAGCGATGGATAAGGGCGCAGAGGTTGCATGGCCTGAACGCAAAGAACCGAATGAAATCAGCGCCATACAGAACGCCGTCAATCTCAAAATCCGTCATGGTGGGCGGGCGTTCAATGCTGAATACCAGAATGAGCCGCTAAGTGAAGACCATGGCGACCGGCTTGTTATGGATTCCGATTCGATTTGCGAAAAACAAAGCATGCTCAAGCGTGCGGTCGTCCCACTTGAAACAACGCACATCACGTCATTCATTGATGTTCAGCTCCGGTGCTTGTGGTGGATGACCGTTGCCTGGTCGGATGGATTCGGTGGTCAAATCTTGGACTACGGAACATGGCCAGATCAAAATCAGAACTATGTAACGCTAAGCCAGGTCAAGAAAACCATCGCAAGAGCCAAGCCGGGCGCGGGGTTCGAGGCTCAGCTCATACACGCATTGGAGACGTGCACGCAAAAGATCATGGCCACAAAGTACAAACGTGAAGACGGCACGAAAATGGGGGTTAGCAGGATGATGATCGATGCGGGTTGGGGCGAAAGTACAAGGCTTGTTGAGATGTATGCCCGACAAAGCGACTACTCATCTCAGATACTTCCCAGCTTTGGTCGAGGTATTACCGCGAAGCGTCAACCCATCTCAGAATATAAACGCAGGCCGGGCGAGCGCAAGGGTGTTGAGTGGATTATCAGGCCGAGTCAAAGCGACAAGCAGCCGCACATCATGTTCGACACGAACTACTGGAAGACCTTTGTTCATAAGCGACTGAACTTGGCTTCTAACGATTACGGAAGTATCCATCTATACAAAGCCAGCCCGTCTACTCACCGCATGCTCGGTGATCATTTGGCAGCCGAGCGCCCAACGATGAGCACATCGAACGGCAGGACCGTACAAGAATTCGATCCAATACCTGGTCGAGACAATCACTTGCTGGACTGCCTTGTTGGCTGCGCAGTCGGTGCCAGCGAGCAGGGCATCAAAGCGCTTGGCCACGAAGATCGGCCAGCGCCTCAGCGCAAGAAGTACAAACGACGAAAAACCCAAGGGCAAGCAGGATGAACAAATACGATCCGCCCGAGCGGAAAACATATAAACGTCGGAAAAATGAGGCTGGCCCAGCTTGCCCAAAGTGCGGATGCAGACATTTTTACGTTGTCTATGTTCGACACATCGGAAATATGACGCGCCGACGCAAAGAATGCCGGGCATGTGGCCACAGGACAACTACAACTGAGACGATTGGGGCTCAATAAATTACACGGGTGTAATTATCCTACTTATAATCTTAGTGATATAGAGCCATAAAAATGCGTTGCGGCCGATACGACGCGCATGGCCGAAATCGACAGCCAATCCATCGCTGAGAACGCGAACGCTCCAAAAGCCGTCACCAAAGACGGCGAGAGTGTTACCGCGCACAGCATCTCAGACCAGATTGCTGCCGACAAGTACAACCGACGCGCGAAAGCTGCCAAGAAGCCTTGGAGATGCTTAAAGCGTGCGCAGTTTGTGCCACCAAGTACTACTGACCAGACCGTACCTACGGAGAAGCTATAAATGGGATTTCTTAGCTTCCTTACCGGCGCAGGTAAATCATCTTCAGCGAGAGCGAAGGCTGTCAAAGCCCGCTATGACGCGGCGCAGACTACTACGCAAAATGCCAACCACTGGTCAAACGCGGACTCGCTAAATCCCAATGAAGCGCTTAGCCCATCGGTGCGCCAAACGCTGCGAAATCGAGTTCGTTACGAGATCGCAAATAACCCATACGCTCGTGGCCTGGTCATGAATATCGCGTTTTACGTGATCGGACAGGGCCCAAAAATTCAATTCCTCACCGAAAATCCAGAAGCCAATGAAGTCGGCGAACGCATGTTCAATGATTGGGCCGAAAAGGAACGACTGGCACACAAGCTCAGGCTGGCCAGGATGGCTCAGTGCAGCGACGGCGAAGTGTTCATTGAAATGTTCGATCGCCCAGATGGCTCGCTTGGAATTGAAGTCATCGAATCCGACTACATCGCAGCGCCATTCAACGATATGGGCAAGGCGAACAACGCTGACGGCATTGTGCTCGATCGCTGGCATCAGCCTCAGTATTACCAGCTCGCACAGGGGGACGGCAAAGACCCAATCGAAATCCCAGCCGAACGGATGATCCACCTTTACCGCATGGAAAGGCCCGGTCAGAGGCGAGGACTGCCCGAGCTCACCGCAGCATTGCCAACATTTGCTCAATTGCGCCGTTACATGCAGGCGGTTCTTTCCGCAGCCGAAACCGTAGCGCATCACTCGATGTTCTTTGCAACGGACACCCCGCCAGAGCAGGCCGCAGAGCTTGAAAATGATGATCTCGACGATTTGGCACAAATCGGTGTACCGCAAAACGCGGGAACATTCCTGCCCGAAGGATGGAAGCCCTTCCAGCTAAAAGCCGAGCAACCATCCGCGCAATTCTCAGACACCGTGCATCAGTACCTCGCCGAGATCGGCCGTGTTTGCCAGATCCCCGCGATGATCGTCACGGGTGATGCAAGCGACCATAACTTCGCATCTGGACGTTTGGATGTTCAGGCATTCCACCGATTTATCGACGTCGACCGTAGTGACACGCGGACCATCGCCATGTCTCCGATCGTCGAGGGCTGGAGGAACCGAGAAAGCCTGAGAGATACCAATCTTCCCCAAGCGCTACGGACTGCCGATCCGGTCAGGCATGTGTGGCGATGGCCACACGTCGAGCACGTCGACGAAAAGAAGGCTGCCGAAGCGGCGCAAAGGCGCATCGATTCCGGCGTCAGCAGCATCCCCGACGAAGCGGCATCTTTAGGCAAAGACCACGAAGACGTTCAGCGTCAGCAGGCTAAGGCGCTCGGCCTTGATCTCAAAGAGTATCGCAAACGACTCGCCGAGAAGCTGCTCGGACCCACTCAAGCACAACCGGAAACCGCCACCGATGACTAAGCATCCACTGACCATCGAAGCTGAAGCCCCAAAGACCGACTCTCCATTGACTATGGAAGGCACGATCAACGTTGCGGCCGCAGCCGAAGGTGACGGCGAAAACAAGCTGCCTACCTTTGAGATGACTGCCTACAACGGCGGCTTGATGAAGGTAGCGGGCTGGTATCTGCCGGTCGTGGTTAACCTCGCTGGCTTGACCGTGGCAACTCAAAATCGACCCATTCGGTTCAATCACAATGCGTCGATCTCCATTGGCCACACCACTGAAATCAATGTCAGCGGCGGGAAGATTACTGCCAAAGGCATCATCAGCGGTACTGGTCAAACGGCGCGAGAAATCGTCGGTAACGCAAAAAACGGTTTCCCCTACCAGGCCAGCATCGGCGCGAAGGTCGGCAAAGTTTCCGAGCTGAAAGCTGGTGAGAAATCGACCATCAATGGCAAGCAAATTACAGGCCCGGCGTTCATCGCTGAATCCGCAAGTCTGGGCGAGATCAGCATCGTTGACCTTGGGGCAGATGACACCACTTCAACCAAGATTGCAGCAAATGCAAAACAGCAAACCGCACCAGACAAGGAGCAAAACGCTATGAACCGCAGATTACGACGTTACCTCGCATCGATCGGCCTTCCTATTGGCGACATCACTGCCGCCAACTCCATGGAAGACCTCAGGCTCTACACCGACACCATGACCGACGATCAGCGCGACATCGCTGCTCAGCTCGGTGAGATCGCAGACGATGCGGAAATCCCCGCAGCCTTATCTGCTCGGCTAGGCGATAACGCTGTCGACGATAAAAACAGCGGCCAGGCCCAAGGCAATATCAATGCCCAGCAGTCGCCAGGCGATGACAGCGGTCTGGACGTTCGTGCTGAAATCGCGCGCGTCGATTCGATCAACACCCTGTCGGCGTCTTGGGGTCAACGCATTGCCCGTGCAAGCATGACCCGAAGCAAACGCGAAGAGCTCGTCGCTAAGGTCGAAAAAATGCGATCAGATGCGATTGACGCAGGTAAGTCATCTGACGATCTCGAACTTGAGTTCCATCGCCAGGTCGACGTGAGCGCCAATGCTGCCCCCGTTGGTTTTGCAATCAACGCCGCCAGCCTTGACACCGGGAAGATGCTTGAAGCAACCTTGCTTCGTGCATCTGGTTTCAGCGATGACGACATCGCCAAGGATCGCAACTAGGGCGAGCAGATCGCCGCCGCCGCCAAGCCCAATGGCCTGCACTATGTGCTGGCTTCAGCTTTGCAAGCCGCAGGCATCCAAGCACCGCACGGCGGCGAAGCTCTATTCAACTGTGCCGTGAACAATGCCCCCGCGATCATGGCTAGCGGATTTAGCAACATCAACATTGGTGGCATCTTGGGTAATGTGGCCAACAAGCTGGTTCTAGCAGCCTTCAAGTCTGTTGATACCACTTACGGAATGATCGCCAAGCAATCCGACTTCTCAAACTTCCACCAGCACACGCACTATCGTCTCGACTCTAAGGGCGGATTCAAAAAGGTGAGTTCCAGCGGCGAGCTCCAGCACCAGCAGCTCGTCGAGTCGAACTACACCAACCAGCTTGATACCGAAGGTGCGATCCTGAGCCTGCCACGGAAGGCCATCATCAACGATGATGGTAACGCTTTGCGTGACATCACCAGTATGCTCGGCCGCGACTCCGCTTTGGCGGTGCAAGAAGCTCTTGACACGCTTGTCGTGGACAACGGAGGTTCTTTCTACTCCTCAGGCAATGGCAACCTGATCGCATCGAACGCCTTGAACGTGGATGCTCTCGACAAGTCTGCCGCAGCCTTGATGAAGCAGACCAACGCCAACGGCAAGCCTATCTGGGCAAGGCCAAAGCTGATCTACCTGCCACCCGAACTCGAAGGATTGGCAAGCACGATCTACTCATCGCAGTTTGTGACTGATGGCACGACCAAGCGCAATCCGAGCGAAAACCAGAACCGTGGCAAATACAAGCCAATCGTCAGCCCGTTCCTGAGCTTGTCCGGCCTCACTGGATCAAGCGCAACTACTTGGTTCATGCTGGCAGACCCCGACGTCCTGCCTGCCTTTGAGGTCGCATACCTCAACGGCCGCCGTGTCCCAACCATCGAGACAGCCGACGCCAGCTTCAACACTCTTGGCATCCAATTCCGCGGCTACTTCGATTTCGGCGTTGGCCAGATCGACCCCAGCGGTGCCGCCAAGAACACCGCGTAAACCCAAAAGTTTTCCAAGCCCCGCCCGCGCTCCCTGCTCATGCGTCTCGGAGCGCGGGCAACTTTGAACGAACCAACAAACCGCAAACCAAATCGGAGCACAAATCATGTCCGCAACCATGGTCCAAGAAGGACGTCGTATCGATTACACCCCCAGCACGGCAGTCGTAGCCGGCCAAGTCGTTGTCCAGGGCGAACTCGTCGGTGTGGCAACGGAACCCATCGCCGCAAACACACTCGGCAGCCTAGCAGTTGAAGGCGTCTTCGACTTCACCAAAGCAACAGGCGCGTCAACCGCGATCGTCGTTGGTGCAAACGTGTATTGGGATGTCGCTGATACCGAAGCCAAGGTCGACGATGAAAGCGCGGCTAACAAACTGCTCGGTAAAAGCGTTCTTGCTGCTACTGACGCCGACGAAACCGTCCGCATCAAGCTGAACCAGTAATCAAGCCAACCAACACGCAAAAGGTAGCGATCGGACGGGACAGTTCCCGGCATGGCTACTCAACCATGCGAATCCGGCGCAACTCCGGAGATCGCACTTTCAACCCACACGAGACAGGTGAATGCCCAACGTACTCCAACAAGGCGAAGCATGGCTCAGCGGGCAGATGAAAACGCACGCTGGTACCGCCATCGCCTACCGCCGAGATGGAAGCACGGACGCAAGCATCACTGCTCGGGTGGGCCAGACGGCCTTCAAGTACACCGATAGCTCCGGAGCGACTATCCGAACCATTACCAGAGATTTCATCATCGACGTTGATGACCTTGTGCTCGACGGTACACGAGCTGAACCGCGAGTCGGTGACGAAATCATCGAAGACGACACAGATGGCTTAGTGCGCCGCACCTACATGGTTACGAGCGTGAATAGCGAACCGGCGTGGAAATGGAGCGGGCAACATCGAACCAGCGTGAGAATTCACACCCTCGAAACCGACAGCGAAAACATCTCATGACAGAGCATTACCCCAACCAGAGATGCGATCAGCACGCTGATGACATTCGCGAGCTCAAAGAGCAAGTCGGGCAGATCGATACGGCGATCCGGGGAAACGGCACTCCGGGATTGAAGCAAAGGATGTCAGACTTGGAACGAGACCAGAACACCATCAAGCGAATCGCGATCGTCATCGCAACCGCCGCGATCGTTGCGGGCGTTGATTCGATTTTCAACTTCATTGGACGCATTTCGGAGCTTATCAGCTAATGGCCAGCCGCTCAGCGAAATTCGCCGACGCAGTCACCACCGATGTCAACTCAAGTGGCTTGCTGTCGCCTGAAAACGCTACGGCTGTACGTGTCGAGCTCCCTGAGCACACCCCAAAAGAACTCAAGGTCATGAAAGTCCAAGTGGTCCCGCGGCCCATGACGACTGATCGGCTCACACGAAGTCAATTGCAGCACAACCTCGAAGTTGATGTGGCCGTCCAAAAGAAGGTCGACCACGGAAACCTCGTTCAGGCCGACGCGATCCGCGAATTGTCCGAAGGGCTCGCCGAACACTTGGCTGGGAAAGTCCTGACCAGCAGCGACAGCCAGAAAGCTGTCGTCAAAAAAGTAAGGCATGACATTGGCTTGCACCCCAAGCACTTGAAAGAGCAGGCAGTCGCAACCAGCGTCATCACTCTCGAAATCATCACCACTACGTAATCCAACGACAGGAGCTATCAAATGCCCAGACTCGGAATGAACGCCAAATTGTATCGCTGTGCAACGAATCTTGACGGAACCAACACGCCACAGGCTGCGACCTGGCTTGAACAGAGCAATGTTCGTGACCTAACTGCCAACCTTGAGACGGGTGAAGCCGATGTCACCACTCGGGCCAACAATGGATGGCGAGCAACCGTCGCCACGCTCAAAGATGGCAGCCTCGAATTTGAGATGGTCTGGGAGCCAGGTGATGCAGGCTTTGATGCTATCAAGACAGCCTGGGAAAACAGCACGTTCATTGCGCTCATGGCCCTCGATGGTGATTCTGCCACAAGCGGAAACCAAGGTATTGCGTCTAATTTCAGTGTGACAAACTTCACGCGTAGCGAGCCATTGGAAGAAGCAATCATCGTCAGCGTGACGCTCAAGCCTGTTTCGTTCACGCAGTGGTACGAAGTCGCGTAATTCGAACAAACAGACATCTGCCACATCACACGCGCTATTGATACGGCGTCTAATCAGGAGAGTTAGATCATGCTTGTAATCCCCACCGGAACGACTGACCCGATCGACCTCAATGAGCAGCTCAAAGACGGCATCAACCTGATCCGTATCAATGGCGGCACGGCAACCGGCACGCTAGACATTACCGCCAAGCCAAAGGGAACCGAAGACACACCCCTTGCGTGGCCAAACACGACTCAGATCACCCTCGGGTCTGCCATGCAGGAAGTGCAGCTCAATATCTGCGAAGGCGATCTCGACGATTGGCAGTTTTACATTCAACCAACAAGCATTGCCGTGGCTGATGCCAGGCTTAGCGTTGGCAGGCTTAGCAGCCTTGGCCAGCAGTATCGGAGCAGATAACGCATGACCAATTTCACAGACAGCAAAAATCGGACTTGGAACATCGATTGGAACTTTGGCACGCTTCGACGTGTCAAGTCAGAGCTGGGCTACGACCTCGAAAACATCATGACGATGGAGGCCGAGGACGGCACGCCCCTGTCAGCGCAGCTAGCAACGGATTCTCAGCTTTTCGTTGACGTGGTGTTCTGCCTGGTCAAGACGCAAGCCCAGGATGCCAACGTCGATCAAGCCAACTTCGATGAGTCGATCGACGGAAAGGCGTTCGCCGAGATGAACAAAGCGTTCTGGGAATCGGCTCGTTTTTTTTCCAGAGCAAAGGCGAAAATCACGTCGCGAAGGCAATCGAAAAGCAGCTCGAAACCATTCGAGCCGAATCGGATCGAGTCATCAAGATGTTGGACAAGATGACGCCGGACGAGCTGAGAAAGCAAGGCGAAGCACTGATGTCTGGCGGATCGCATGCGAACTAGCTGGACCGCTTGGCGTTGAAATCTGGCCATACACGCTTCGTGAATTGTTCTGGATGAATGAAGCCCAAAGCAAGGAAGCATGGCAGCACACGAGCTCGATCATCGCATCAATTTACAACTGCCGACCGTTCAGGCCCAAAAACGACAAGGACGTCAAACCCAAAGATGTGAACCCGCACTACAAAGACGCCAAGAGCGAACCAATACCCGCAGACATCACCGCACTGAAAGCCTTACTACCACCGGAGAAACGCAAATGCCTACCAAAGAAACCAAGCACCCCGTCCGAAGCGTAACTGTTTGGGGGACGATCATCGCGTTCCTTGGTCTTGTTCTGCAAGCACTTGGAGTCGGAGAGATCACCGGCGCCGAGCAGGCCACGGCCGCAGAGCAGATCGTCAGCCTTATTGACCAGGCGTTGATTCTGTTTGGCACGATCACCGCACTGGTCGGACGGCTCAAAGCGAACACCAAGCTGAGCACGAAGACGAAGGTAAAGACCCTGCCTGTTTTGATTTGCTCGATGCTGCTCTTCGCTGCTGGCTGCAACACGAGCACGCGACAAGCCGCGCTAGACACGGCTGAAGCCTCTAGCGTTGCAATGATCAGATTGTCGATCAGCTCTCACCAGCAAGGCTTGATCACCGACAAACAGCTCGCGGAGTTTTATCGACTCCATCGACCCGCAGCCGGAGCGATGGTCGCCGCTCGATCTTTCGTCGACACGGAACCCGAGACATTTGATCAATGGATGGAGATTGCCAACACGGGAGCAGGCTTAGCGAAAGCCCTGCTCATTGATTATGGGATTTACAAGCCCGATGGAATGAAGCAACCCACCGAACCTACGGAGCCACAATCATGGATGTCAGAGCAACACAAATCGCCTTTGCACTTCTATTTGCCACCCTTGAAAACGCCGGAGTCATCGCAGAACAGCTTGCGCGTGTTTATGCCGCGTGGCAACGTGGCTTGAGCGACGAAGAACGAGCCAAGCTCCAAAACGAACACGACCACGCCATTGCAGACCTGGACCAGTACGTGAAAGATCAGGGGTTGATTGATTAGACATGATCAACATGAAGTCCATCACGAAGCTCAAGACCAAGAAGGTCAGGAAAGCCGCTGAACGAGCTGAAATTCGGTGGCTTTATCGATCGGGTGGATATCTGCGTCGTGTCGCTCAGAGCACCATCAGACGAGGAAGCGGAAAACCGCAGCCTGGGTCTCCACCAAAGAGCAGGACAGGCAGGCTCAAGAGACTAATTCGCTTCGGCCTCGATCGACCAGCCAAGACGATGTATGTCGGCCCGGTTGTCGCATCTGATGCCGAAGGGGGCTACCGAGCAGGCGTGACCGTGCCTCAAATGATCTCGTTTGGCGGAACCGCTAAAACCAAAGACGGGAAAAAGGTCACGTATAAGGCCTTCCCGTTCATGGACTCCGCACTCGAAAAAAGCCAACCCAAGATCGCTGAGTTTTGGGCTGACAGCGTGAAGGGCGGTGCATGATGGGAGCAAGGGAAGTAAGAGCAGGTAGGTCGTTCGTTGAGCTGTATCTCAAAGATAAGCTCGCAAAGGGGCTAGCGCGTGCAAGTAAGACTCTCAAGAATTTTGGCGGTGGCGTCAACAAGATCGCCAAGCGTGTCGCTGTCATCGGCACAGTCGCAACCGGAGCGATTGGGGCGGCGTCGGCCTATTTCAGTAAGTACGGCGACTCTGTAGCCAAGATGGCTAAACGAACGGGTCTTGGCGTTGAAGCGGTGAGCGAGTTGGACTTTGTCGCTACGCAAACCGGATCGAACTTCGCCACTGTTGAAAACGCATTCCGCAAAATGCAGCGTTCGATCTATGACGCAGGACGAGGATTATCGACCCAGGTGGACGCCTTGGCAGACGTTGGTTTGACGTTCCAAGACCTCGACGGCCTATCGCCTGAGCAGCAGTTCTACCGGCTTGCCGACGCCATCAGCCAAGTTGAAGACCCGAGCAAGCGGGCAGCGATTGCGATGTCAATCTTTGGACGAACCGGCACGAACCTACTGCCGATGTTCGCCCAAGGGGCAGAAGGTATTGAAAAACTTAGAAAGCGAGCACGAGAGCTCGGGCTCACCGTGAGCGGAGCTGATGCGCAATTGGCCGAAGAATACACCGACTCCATCGACCGCATGAGTCGAGCAAGTAAAGCCGCAGCGTTCCAGGTAGGAGCAGCTCTCGCGCCAATGCTGATCGAAGCCGCTGACGCTGTAACTCGAGTCGTCGTGACTGTCAGAAATTGGATCTCAGATAACCGAGAGCTGGTCAAGCAGATTGCAATCATCGCCGTGATCGTTGGGGGGGTGGGCTTCGCTCTGCTCGCATTAGGGACCACGATCACGCTCGTTGGCGTAGCCGTTGGAGCCATGGCCAGCATCATGGGTGTGGCTGCAAGCGTTGCAGGCATTCTCGCCAGCGCGATCGCAGCGATGTTCAGTCCGCTGGGGATCGCCATCGGACTGGCAGCAGCCCTCGCAGCAGCATGGATTCACTACAGCGGGTCAGTTGGCAAGACCATCAGCTTCCTCGGTCAACGATTCGGAGACTTGTTCGACGACGTCAAATTCGTTGTCGGCGGCATTAGAGACGCGCTTGCGGCAGGGGACATCAAACTCGCGGCAGAAATCTTATGGAAAAGCCTGAAGCTGGTCTGGCTTGAAGGAAAAAAGGCCCTGCAAACAGTTTGGTCTGAGATGTGGTCTGGAATTAGAAAATTCTTGGCCGAGTCTCTAACCGGCATTCGATCTGCCGCGGAGTTCGCGTGGAACGGTCTCGTCAATACTTGGATCGAGATTACTACATCTTTGAAAAAAGCATGGGCCAGTTTCACGGGATTTATGAAAAAGAAGTTCAAAGATGCACAGACCAAAGTGGCCGAAGGCATGCTTCGTATCAAAGGTAAGTTTGATAAGGACTTCGATGTTCAAGCTGCTATTGACATCTTGTACAACGATGCCGATGCGGACAAAAAGAAAATTGACAGTGAGCGCCAAGCTGCAATCAACGAAGCTGAAAGCGACCGTAAACAACGTCTGGCTAACCAACAAGCAAGCCACGAAGAATCGATCGCTGCCATTGTCGCAAACGAAAATGAGGCTCTCAGTGAGATCAACGCCGAGTCTAAAACCGCCACCGATCAAACTCAATCCGATATCGACAGCCTGAAAGCTCAACTCGTGGGATTGGTCAAAGAAGCCAACGAAGCAGGCGAAGCAGCACGCAATAACCGCGAGGCAGGCGATGTGCCAGGCATGCCAGATTTCAACGTCGAAGACTTCATTACCGACATTGATGTGGCCACCAAAGCAGCAGCCGAAAAACAGTCGTCTCGATCTACCTTCAATGCGGCGGCGCTGCTGAGCCTACAAGCCACCCCTCAAGAAAAAAAGACAGCCGAGAACGTGCAGAACATCGCACGCAACGTAGAGCGGCTCACCCGACCTAACAAGAAGAACGGTTTGAGATTTGTGTAGCACCAAACCCCAAAAAGTGCGACACAAACGACTTTGTTTTGAACA